GTACCTGCTATGAACTACCAGCCTAGACCCTTTAGGGTTGCTTTGAGCGTTTTGGAAAGGCTGGCTGGTCTTTTCTAAAGCGGTACGAACTTAGAGCAACCTTAAGGGGTTTTTCTATTTCTGCGGTCACAGTTGGACGGGAACCGACACCAGCGACTGCGATACAAGTGCTACTGGGGGATAGTTGTTGCAACAGCACATAAACCGGTGGCGAAGATAGTGCCGGTACAACGAAAGACTGTCGGGTTCTGTTGGCTCCATGAGGCAGATTAAGGCGAACCTAGGAAGGCTGGGTTCGTTCCACCAAAAGGCAGAAGTTAATTACTACTAACATATATATATAAAATAGCGCAAAAACAGGGGTTTAACCCTATAAATAATGCTTGCATATTTAAGAAACCTTAACATATACTGTTATTACTGCATGAGCAGTGAATATATGAAAGGTTCCACGTGAAACATATTGAATTTTTTTGCATTAGCTTTTTTATAACCATGTGCGTTGGTATTCAAACCACCAAAGCCCAAACCTACGTTATTACCAACCCCCAAGGCTTTCAGACCGGCACAGTCCAAATACAGGGCAACCAAGCGCAAGTTGTAAACAACGCTGGGGTTACGGTGCAAAACCTGACCATTTACCCCAACCAAGTCGTTACTCCACAAGGTTATGCGGTTGGTGTGCCAAGCTACAGAGTGCCGCCAAGCCCACCATCACCTCCTAGCCCACGCGTGTTGCAATGATAGAAACGGTTGTGACGGTGTTCGCAATTGCGACATTTATCATTTTTGCGGCGGTCATGATTGTTGCCGCATTCCTTTACTATTGGATGGACTGATGACCTTTGAAACCTTTTACTCAATGTACCCGCGCAAGATTGGCAAGCGTGCGGCTGAAAAATCGTGGAACCGGTTAAGCAAGGATGAACAGCAGGAGGCTTTGGCCGCTTTGCCTAACCACCTTGCATATTGGAAGTTTAAGCAGACCGAAAAGGACTACATTTGCCATCCCGCCACATGGTTAAACCAAGGCCGTTGGGAGGATGAGTTGGAGTTTGAAAAGGCTAAAAAGCCTGAATTGCCTTGGTATAGCACCAACGACCTCACGCTTAAAAAGGCGGCAGAAGTCGGTGTTAGACCGTATGCCGGCGAAGATTGGCCACAGTTACGCGCCCGAATCAGCGAACAAATGAAACGATTAGAGGAGCAAATGTGAATGAGTTGGCTCTTTTCGCAGGCGCTGGTGGAGGAATACTTGGAGGCAAACTGCTCGGATGGCGAACCGTCTGCGCAGTTGAGTGGGAGCCATACCCAGCAAGCGTATTGCTTGCCCGACAAAACGACGGAATACTCCCGCCTTTCCCGATTTGGGATGATGTTCAAACCTTTGACGGACGACCTTGGGCAGGAATTGTTGACGTCATATCTGGCGGGTTTCCATGCCAAGACATATCCGCCGCAGGAAAGGGCGCTGGAATCGACGGTGAGCGGTCAGGAATGTGGAAAGAAATGGCGCGCATCATTCGCGAAGTACGACCAAAATACGTCTTTGTGGAAAACAGTCCAATGCTCACTTCTAGAGGACTTGGAACAGTACTCGGAGACCTTTCCACGTTGGGGTACGATGCGGAATGGGGAGTTATTTCAGCAGCCGACGTGGGAGCCAATCATCTTAGAGAAAGAATATGGATACTCGGAAAAAATACCCAACAATTTAGATTTTTTTCACACTCCAAACACAACCGGAATGGATGGGGGAAGCAACAGTCGCAAAGCGTTAAAGAAAAGACTGCAACAATGGCCGACTCCCGACGCGAATTGCGGAATGAGGGGAACTCAACAAACTTGGTTACCAAAGCGACCAAGTGGTCAACCTGCACAATACTCAATCAATCAAGCAGTACGGGACGCAGACCCAAAAATGAATGGTGGGAAATTGAACCCGACGTGGGTAGAGTGGCTCATGGGTTGGCCGCTGGGATGGACAGACTTAAAGCCATTGGAAACGGACAAGTTTCACAAGTGGCGGCAGTTGCATGGAATGTATTAAATGAACGACTTGAAGCAAAGAATTAACTACTTAGCCCATTGGTATATCGGAGTTGGTCAAAGAAGAGGCTGGGATAAGGTTAAAGAGTTGATAGCGCAGTACCCTGATGAGGCCGAAATGGTGAGAGAAAGGATGAGAGAAATATGGAAAAGTACGACCCGCACGAAGCAATAAATTTTATTTATACGCACTCCGATGCCTATGCAGTGGCGAAAGGACATTTGGCAGAGCTTGAGGTTTGGAAGTCAAGCCTAAAGGCAATCAAGATGGCAGAGTCCAACGAACAGACGGTGACCGCGCAAGAGCGTGAGGCTTACCGGTCTGAGGACTACCAAAACCTTTCCAAAGCCATAGGTGAGGCAACCCGCCAAGTTGAGGCCATGCGCTGGAAGCTGGAGGCCGCCAAGATGCGGTTCCAAGCGTGGCAAACCGAATCCGCTAATAACCGTCAAATTGAAAGGCTCACCACATGACCCTGACAGAAGAGTTATTAATCTTAAAAATGAATATAAAAGGCTTTGAGGCGGCGCTTGCTAAAAACGATATTGAGTTGATGCTTGATATTGTGGTTGACATTGCCGAATCCGCGCAAAAACTAGAAACCATTACCTTTGACCATGCAAACAAAACTGATGCGTAATGCGTATGCCACGCATACAGATTACTCGGAATTTAAAGGGCTGATTGCTGAAAACCCAAACTTTGTGCCAAGCAACGTGGACGGTATATGCGAGCGCAAAGGCAAATTCTTGGTAATGGAATGGAAACGTGAGGGCGAGAAGGTCAGCAAAGGTCAGCAGATTTTGTTACAGTCATTAGCCTCACTTCATAACTTTATGGTTGTGATTATTTATGGGGACACTGACAACCAAACGCGGATTGGCAAGTATTACATCGTCCAGCCGACCGGAAGTTGTATTTTGGCTGGCAACGGCATTAATATGTTTAAAGAATATTACAGAACATGGTACGACTGGGCAGATGGCAAGTAAACAGGAACGGCAACATAATCAAAAAATGGCATCCATTGGGTGCATTCTTTGTGCGCATCTCGGCTACACCGAGTCGCCTGCCGAACTCCACCATATCCGAAATGGAAGTACTCGAAGAAGCGACGCGCCTGTTATCCCCCTCTGCCCTAATCACCATCGATTTCCACCCGATGGATTTCACCACTTGGGTCGGAAAGCATTTGAACGCAAGTTTGGACTCACCCAAGAGCATTTACTACAAATGGCACTGGAAAAACTGTGTTGATATTGTCACTCCCACTGCCGCCATCTGTGAATCATTACTGGGGGAGCGCAGGAAACCGCCGGTTCGTAAGCAAAGCAGGAAAAGAGTTCAAGCTGAAAGTGCAGGAATATGTGCTGGAATACCGAGTCCCGAAATTGGGAACCGCCCGCCTGCAAATGACGGTAACATTGCACCCCCGCGACAAGCGTAAACAAGACATCGACAACCGAATCAAGGCTTTGTGGGACGCGCTGGCTGATGCCGGTGTGTTTGACGATGATGAGCAGATTGATGTTTTAATCGTTGAACGCGGTCAGATTAAAAAGGGTGGCGCCTGCCGCGTAATCATTGAGGTTTTAGATGCTTATCAAGAATCTTAAGGTTACTGAATACACCGAGGACTATTACGACGAGCATAAAGAGGCTGGGCTGGATTACCTTAGCCATGGGTATTGGCAGGAAGAATACGCAAAGATGGTCACAGAAGCCTGTAAACCGCCCACAGACGGTTTTGTTGTGGACGCTGGGTGTGCGTGTGGCTCAATCCTAAAAGGCTTCCAAAAGCTTAATTTGCGCGTTTTGGGGGCTGATTTAAACCAACACATGATTGACATTGGGCGCGAACACTTTGGCTTTTATGCCAACGAACTGGTTTGTGGTTCAATATCCAATTTGCCGGCGCTTACTGAAAGCGTTGATTTAGTCCACACCGCCCAAGTTTTAGAGCATATTCCGCAAGAACACATGGACGACATTTTGCGTGAATTTGCCCGCGTATTAAAGCCAGCCGGTCGTGCTTTTATCTGCTTGGACGCAGTCAAAGACGGTGAAACTAAAGAAATGTACATGGGCGACCCGACCCACGTTAATATTCAACCAATAGCATATTGGTACAGGCTCTTTCACAAGCATGGGTTTATGTTTGACGTTGAGGCTTACAACCGATTCGTGCGGTCTGAATACAAACCCACAGAAGAACAAAAAAACAATTTTTTTGACGAATATCCGTATTGGAGTGTATGGATTTTGCAAAAAACCTAATATAATTGCGTAACTACAGGAGTTTCCTATGCAAGAAAATTGCTCACTCTTCTTGGCAACGTTGCTACATTCAGCAACAAATACCCATTTCTTTCATTGGAGTACCGACTCCTTTTCTAAGCACATGGCTTTGGGCGAGTACTATGACGAAATCGTACCGCTTGTAGACCAGTTGGCAGAATCGTATATGGGACGGTATGGCAAGCTGACCAGCTTTCCAAGCGCATACCATCAACCAAAAGACCCTGTTAAATACCTAGAATCATTGCAGAAGTTTGTGCAAGAAGGTCGCCAAGATTTACCGCAAGACAGCGAACTGCAAAACATCATTGATGAGATTGCAGACCTCATTAACACCACGACTTACAAACTTAAGTTCTTAAACTAAAAGGATAAATTATGCCTCTCGATAAAAGCGGTAGCGCTCAAAGCGTTGGGAAAAACATCAAAAAACTTAAATCTGAGGGCATGAAAAAAAAGCAGGCTGTTGCCATTGCTTTGAACGTTGAGCGTGATAATGCTAAAGGCACCCGCAAAGCCAAGCTGGAAGAGGCTTACGGTCGCTTTTTAGGCAAGCGCGACGAAAAAGAGAAGATGTAATGAGCAGGCGCGACCAAATTCGTGCCGCGATGGATAAGCACGATAAGCCTATTGCTAAAACAACCAAAGGCAAAGGTCGCCACTACTTATCAACCGAAGAGGGCGCCGGAATGACTGCGGCTGGGCGCGCGGCATATAACCGCAAGAACAACGCAAACCTAAAAGCACCAGCACCAAATCCCAAAACTGAGGCAGACAAGGGCAGAAAAGCATCTTTCTGCGCCCGCATGGCTGGAGTTGTAAGAAACAGCAAAAACGCTGAACGTGCCAAAGCAAGTATGAGGAGGTGGAACTGTGGCTAAACAGGGACTTTATTACAATATTCACCAAAAGAGAAAACGTATCGAGGCGGGTTCCGGTGAGCGGATGAAGAAAGCTGGCGAAGAAGGCCGCCCAACAGCCAAAGACTTCAAGGAATCGGCAAAGACCGCTAAGAAACCCCGTAGACAGCATATTGTTGAAGCCATGGCAAAGAAAGGTATGTGATGTTTAAAAAAGAAAAGATAAAGCCTGAGAACTCATTGTTGCAACCGCACAAAGAGTCCACGCTGGAAAAGAATCAAAAGGCAAGAGAGAAACGCAAAGCTATGTTGATGAAGCATTTTAATAAATTTGCGAAGGACATCGCTTAACTGTACAATTTAAGCATCATTAACTAATCACTTGGTTAACCATGCAAATACAAGAAGTCGCTGTAGAAGCGTTAATCCCTTACGCTAAGAACTCAAGAACCCACTCCGATGCTCAGGTGGCGCAAATTGCCGCAAGCATCAAAGAGTTTGGGTGGACTAACCCAATCCTGATTGATGGCACCAAAGGCATTATTGCCGGACATGGCAGGCTAATGGCCGCCCGCAAGCTGGGCTATTCTAAGGTTCCGGTTATTGAACTGAAAGACATGACCGAAAGCCAAAAAAAGGCTTATGTCATTGCAGACAACCAGCTGGCTATGAACGCAGGCTGGGATATAGACTTATTGAAAATAGAGGTGGCCGACTTGCAAGAGGACGGATTTGACCTTGAACTGCTGGGCTTTGATAACAAGATGCTGGACTCCTTGCTGGAGCCGGAGGTCAAAGACGGTTTAACGGACGAGGACGCTGTTCCTGAACTGCCAAAAGAACCCAAAACAAAGCTGGGCGACATTTATATCTTGGGTGAACACCGTCTGATGTGCGGGGACAGCACTAGCATTGAGGCAGTAGAAAAGCTGACCGATGGCTTGGTGGATATATTGGTGACAGACCCACCTTATAACGTGAACTATGAGGGCGCGACCAAAGACAAGCTGAAAATTATGAACGACAGTATGGACGACGAGCAATTTCGTCAGTTCTTGCGCGATGCCTTTGTTGCGGCAGATGCAGTCATGAAACAGGGCGCGGTTTACTATATTTGGCACGCAGACTCAGAGGGTTATAACTTTCGAGGCGCCTGTCGTGATGCCGGCTGGAAGGTAAGACAGACTCTAATATGGGCAAAAGACAGCATGGTCATGGGACGTCAGGACTACCATTGGAAACATGAACCCTGCTTATATGGCTGGAAAGAGGGCGCGGCTCACCTTTGGGCGGCAGACCGTAAGCAAACAACCATTATTGAATGCAAGAAACCAAGGGTAAACGACATCCACCCCACTATGAAGCCTGTGGAACTGATGGAATACCAAATACTGAACAACACCAAAGGACAGGACGTTGTGTTGGACTTATTTGGGGGTAGCGGCTCAACCCTTATCGCTTGCGAGAAAACCGGCAGGAAAGCCCGTTTAATGGAATTAGACCCCAAGTATTGCGATGTCATCGTTAAACGGTGGGAAGACTTCACTGGAAAACAGGCTGTTTTATCGGAGTTATAAAAATGGCAGAAAAAGGCAGACCCCCACACAAACCTACAAAAGAAAGCCAAGACACCGCCAAGCGCTTATCTGCGTTGGGTGTTCCACATGAGGACATAGCCACAAGGCTAAAAATCAGCGCCGACACGCTGGTCAAGTATTACAAAGAGGAACTTGATGAGGGCAGGATTGATGCCAACGCGGCTATTGCAGGCACGCTGTTCCAACAAGCTAAAAAGGGTAATACTGCGGCGGCAATCTTTTGGTTAAAGACCCGCGCCCGCTGGAAGGAAACTCAGGTCAATGAGGTGTCCGGTGCAGACGGTGGCGAGATAAAGATTTCATGGGCAGATGCCTAATATCAAGCTAAAGTATCGTCCGCGCCCAATATTTGAGGACTTTCATTCACGCAAACAACGCTGGGCAGTTATCGTGGCACACCGCCGCGCAGGAAAAACTGTCGCCTGCATAAACGAACTAATCGTCAAAGCCCTGCTGGAAAAGAAACCAAACGCTCGGTATGCCTATATAGCGCCATACTATGCCCAAGCTAAAACGATTGCTTTTGACTATCTGATGCAGTTTTCTGAGCCTTTCAGAAAGCGCCACAATGTATCCGAACTGTGGGTTGAACTGGTCAATGGCGCCCGCATCAGGCTGTTTGGCGCTGACAACCCTGATGCCCTGCGGGGTTTATACCTTGATGGGCTTATTTTGGACGAGTACGCAGATATGAAGCCCAGCGTGTGGGGTAGCGTCCTGAGACCCTTATTATCAGACCGCATGGGTTGGGCGGTATTTATTGGCACACCAAAGGGCCACAACGCTTTCTACGATATATATCAGTACGCAAACCTGAACAAGGACGGGTGGTTCTGCAAAACCCTGCGTGCCAGCCAAACCAACATCATCGCCCAACCTGAACTTGATGACGCTTTGAAGTCCATGACGGTCGACCAATACCAGCAGGAGTTTGAATGCTCATTTGAGGCGGCTATCTTGGGCGCGATATATGGCACAGAACTGCGCCTGCTCACCGATGCCAACCGAATCACCAAGGTCGAGTGCGACACCATGTTTCCGGTTCATACTGCTTGGGACTTGGGCTTTAACGATGCCACAGCCATTTGGTGGTATCAGGTCGTCCATGGTGAGATACGAGTGCTTGACTATCATGAGGCTCATGGCCAACCCATCATCTACTATGCCAACCAAATCAAGGAGCGACCATACGAATATGGCACGCATTGGTTGCCGCACGATGCACGAGCCAAGACCTTGGCAAGCGGTGGCAAATCAATAATTGAACAATTAATTGACAAATTACCCCAAAAAAGTGGAAATTTGTTTAAAATAGTTCCAAATTTGTCACTTCAAGACGGTATTCAAGCAACGCGCATGGCTTTAGCCCGCACATGGTTTGATGGAATGAAGTGCCAAGATGGGATTGAGTGCTTGCGGCAGTACCAAAGGGAATACGATGAAGATAAAAAAGTATTTCGCGACAAACCTAGACATGATTGGACGAGTCATGGAGCGGATGCTTTTAGGATGCTTTCTATTGCTTGGCGAGATGAAACTGACATTGAAAAGCAGAATCAACCGCTTAAAGGCATATTTGTTGGACAGACGGACGTAACCCTTGAAGAAATGTGGCGAAGCACACCAAAGACTACTCACCAAAGGTATTAAATATGAACGACACCCTGAATAAGACCTACGAGGATTGGTATAACACCATCGCCCAATATGACAAGGCTTTCAGGGAGTGGGAGGCAAGAGTCCCCCGAATCATCAAGCGCTATCGTGACGACAGCCGCACCCGCAACAACCCCAACGCTCGGTTTAATATCCTATGGTCTAACGTCCAAGTCATTAAGCCAGCCATCTTTGCCCGCTTGCCACGTCCGGACGTAAGCCGACGCTTTAGAGATAACGACCCAATTGCCCGCGTTGCATCGATGATGCTTGAGCGTGCTTTGGAATATGAGATTGAGCATTACAGCGACTACAAGTCCGCCATGGATAACGCTGTGTTTGACCGTTTGCTCGGTGGGCGCGGAACTGCATGGGTTCGCTATGAGCCACATATTGTTGCAGAACAACAAGACCTCAACACCGGTTTGGCTGGTCAAGACGTAGGCAACGGAGTTCAAATTACTGAGGACGCAGATGAAGCGGAAACCGAAAACGCTGAACTATTGGAATCGCAGGAACGAATCGAGTACGAGTGCGCTCCTGTTGATTATGTTCATTGGCGCGACTTTGGCCATACTGTTGCTCGTACTTGGGAAGAGGTAACCGCAGTTTGGCGCAAGGTTTACATGAGCCGCCAAGCCTTGATTGACCGTTTTGGCGAGGAAATGGGTAGCAAGATACCTTTGGACACCAAGCCTGAGTCGGACAAGTGGGCAAACAAACAAATGACCGCCGAGCATTACCAAGCCTGCGTTTATGAGATTTGGGACAAAGAGCAAGGTAAGGTCTTTTGGATTAGCAAGTCCATGGGTGAGATTCTTGACGAAAAGGACGACCCGCTACAGCTAGAAAACTTCTTCCCATGCCCGAAACCAGTCTACGCTACGCTGACAACAGACAGCCTAGAGCCTGTTCCGGACTTTGTTTTATATCAAGACCAAGCCAAGCAGTTAGACACGCTGGCAGACCGTATTGATGGTCTTGTGAACGCTCTGAAGGTTCGCGGTGTTTACGATGCATCCGAGTCTAGTCTTGCCCGCCTATTCTCTGAGGGAGAGAACAACGCTCTGATACCGGTCAAGAACTGGCAAGCCTTTGCTGAAAAGCAAGG